TTTGTACTTCTACTTCTGAAAAGGTAATTAGGATTAACCAATAATTCCTTTTCAGTTAAAGTTAAATACATATATTGGGTAGTACCCTTTGTTAATTGTATCATCAACTATAAATGTCAACTTCGTAAGTATTTAACAAAAAAAATGCCCTACCAATTAAGGTAAGGCACTTCTATATTATATATTCAAACTTAACCTGCGGTTGTCAAAGCAGAAGCAACTGCAGAAGCAACATTCTGAGCCAATGCAGGTTCTTTACCTGTAAATGTCAAAGTATATCCACTTCTATCTCCTTCAGCAGTACCAGATTGAGCAGAACCTGCAGTTACATCTAATCCTCTTGTCAAACCAAGATACCAGAAATTGCCATTGTTGTCTTTAACAACTGCTTCCAAAAGATTCTTTGAAAGTAGCAATATTTCGTTTCTTGTATTAACTTGAAGTTTGTTAAGAACAAGTGTCAATTCTTGCTGATAGAATATAGTTCCATTTTCAACAGATGAATTTATGTTCTCAACAAATGAAGATGTGCCTTTCACAAGTTCATATTTGTAGAACTTCTTTCCTGTTGCCTTAGTTAAGGCAGTAATTACTCCACTTGCTTCTGTTTGAGATGTTACGTTGGCTGATTCAATGAAGTAAACCTCCGTTAAACCACCTAAAGAATCCCTACAATCAAGTGTGTAACCTTGAGTTAAAGCACACGGCATATTATTTAATTTATAAGATTATAAAAAGGGGAGTTTTACCTCCCCAATTAATTAGAGTTTAAATTCAACCCACTCATCTGGGAATGCAAAGTTCACACCCATTTTGAACTCGGATACGAAACGTACTTCGTCTGCTTCTTTAGCATAGAAGATTTCAAATTTCTCTTCTTCGTTCAACAAATCTGTTCCCAAGAACATATTACTCAAACGACAAGCATAAATTTTATTTGTACCATTCAAACCTGCAACTGCAATAACTTTGATTGAAGTGCCTGGCAGGATGAACTCGCTATCAGCCTTTGCATCAATTTGATAATGGAAATTTGCACTATTCTTAAGAGCAATAGTGTAAGTTCTGAAAAGGTCTTGACCACAGAAGATAGTCATATCATCTTTAGCGACAACCTTAGCAGGGATAGCCAAGTAAACTGCATCAAATACTGCGATAACGTTTGCAGAAGTTATTGAAGCAACAGGACCGCCAGAGATATAAGTTGAAGTATTTGCAGCAATGATAGAAGCAGAAGCCTCTAAAGAATGCCTAATAAATCCTTTAAATTTATTCAAGTTACCATCAGCACTCAAAGTTGAACCCTGCCATATTGCAGTTTCAAGTTGTGCAGCAATAACAGAAGCCTTCTTATCAGAGTATTCTTGCTCAAAAGGAATAGAATCATATCTGCTTCCTGTTGGCAATGCCTTCTGAAGATACTTAGCTTCCAAAGCCTTTGGGCAAAGTGCTTCGTTAACTTTAATTTTACCTACTACAACAGGTCTTTGTGTGAAAGAAGTTGTTCCTGAAGCATTGAATCCGCAAGTTCCACCTGCTTGAAAAAATGCATCTGTATCCATAACATTGATTTGCTCACTTGATTTCACTCCGACCATTACATTGCCAGAAGATTTAATCAAGGCAGCAGTTTTTGCACCAAGTACAGAGTTAGTAACGAGCAATGCTTCGTTCTCTCTTGTATAATCTGCTAATGAACTTACGCTAAATGCCATTGTATTTAATTTTTATTGTTTAAAATTGCGTTTCTATATTTATTAAGTCTATCAAACTTAATGTCTTTTGATTGCTCAAACTTAAATGATTTAGGTGCTTCAATAGGGTCAGCAGAAGGTACTTTGCTGAACTCTTCCATCATTGATACTACCAAACTAAATCCTTCTTTATTTTTGAACTCAATATCTTGAATCTTTGATTGCAATGCACTATTGATAGCCTTTAATTCATCAATTTGCTTATTGAAATCAGATTGCATCTCTTCCATTTTAGCATCTTGCTTTTTTACCATATTTTCAGGCATAACCTCTTCAGGCATAGCATCTTCTGTAGGAGAAGCAACTTCTATGATAATACCTTTATCATCTACTTGTATTGAAGTTCCATCAGCAAGTTGATGTTCGCCCATTGGAGCAGGAGAGCCATCAGCCAATGTTACTGCACCACCAATAGCAAGTTCAGTAATATCTACTTTAGTTCCATCCATCAATGAATATTCAGCCATTTTAGTTGGCATCATATCTTTTGCAGTTTCAACAGGCATATCTTCAAATAATGCCCTAATTTTTAAGATTGCGTCTTTTGCGTTCATAATTGTAAATGTTTATTTTATTTAATGTTTATCACTTAACAGATTGCAGAATATCTTTAATGCTATCTAATAATTGTGCTTCTTTTGTTTTAGCCTTTGAATATTCAAATATTCCCTCAACTGAAAACCCTTTAAAATTACCTTCCTTAATCATTGTCCATACTTCTGGATTCTCTACTTTAAAGCTACCAAACCAACTTCCATCAGGTGCATCTTCAAATCCTCTCATTGGTAGAATACCTCTTTCAGTATCACAAATAAAAGATTCAAACATAGTTACTCCGCTTACCTGCTGATTGCTATCGTGCATTAAGTTTACATTTGCTTGATATCCTTTTTTGAAAAACTTTTGAGCAATCTTAAAAATAGTGTCTTTGCTGAACACCACATAATACTCGCCATTAGTAGCATCATTGCGATAGATAGGAGAATCAGCCAACATAACAGGACCAGAGATAATTTGCTTATCTTCAGAAACGATTTGAAACTTAACATTTTCTTTAAACGCATTCCAATTTCTTTGAATCGCAGGTTTATCTACCAAAGCAATAAATGATACCTCAGCATCATCTTGCATATCTTCATTTATCATCAATTCGTAAATAGGTAATTCCATAACTATAAATGTTTTAATTTTTATTATTTATCAATCAAACCTTGCTCTTTGTTGTATGGCTTTGATTCTCTGTTGATTAGTTGTTACATCTGTTTCCACTACATAGGCTTTAATTGCTTGATTTCCTAAAGCATTAATTGTTGATGAATTAAGTTGTGTTAATTGTGCTTGTGGTTGTTGTGGTGTCATAGGTGCTATTGACGAAATAGAAGGTATAGAACCACCTCCACCTCCTGCACCTGCTATTTGTGTACTTTTAATTTGTCTTACTGCACCTAAACCAGATGCTAAAATAGTAGCTATTGATGCAACCTTTGTGATTGTTCCAAATGGCTCTGGTATTGTTGTTTTATTTCTAAGTACCTCTGTAACACCTAAAAATGTATTTATTAATGCTTGACCTATTGCCAATGATTTACCTGCTGCAGTTTGCCTACCAATCAAATCAGATAATGCACCAAAAGTATCTCCTGTAGCTCTATATGCTTGTTGTTTTTGTTCTTCTGTTGCTTGAACAACTTGACCTTCTTGTTTTACTGCATAAACGTTTGCTATACTTGCAGATGCTCTTTTACTGAGATTATCTAAAAATGTTTCATTGTCCTTTTTTTCTTTTTCTTTAACTTCTTCTTTCGTTAATGCATTAGAAAGTTTAACACCTTCTTCATAAAGTATATATGCTTTTTGTCTTGCATCTAAATTATCTTTATATTTAGCTAAATTAGCATCAAGTTCTTGTTGTAATTCTAATAGTCTTTTATCTTTATCAGACAATCCTACTAATGCAGTTTGATTTCTAATTTTTCTAATCTCTTCTTCAACACCTAAAACATCATCTCTTCGTTTTTTCTCAACCTCTAATTCTTTTTGTCTCTTTTCTTCATTCTGTTTTAATAGTTCTTCATTCTTTTTTTGATTAGATTCAGATTGTTTTTTATTTTCCTCTTTAATTCTTTTCGTTTCTTCAAATCTTAGTACCTCTTTTTCATTCTGTAGTTCTCTAAATTTCTTTTGTTCTTCTGCAGTTAATTCTCCTTTTGCTGATAAAGTTTTTCTTAATACATTTAAATCATTTTCAATAAGTGTTGTACTTTCTTTATATATTTCTTTTTCTTTACCTCCCTGTGCTTTTAATACCTTAATCCTTTGATTTATAGATTCATTACCCCTTTCTGTAGTTTTTTGTAACTTTTCAAGTTGTCTTTCTCCTTCACTTGTTATACCAACAAAATCAGTAATTTTATTAACAAGGTTTCCAACAAAATCTGCAACCTTACCAAGTACAGGAATAAGATTTAGTACATACTTTTTTACTGCATCAAAATTTGATATTAATAATCCAACTGCAACTGCTAATGCTAAGACACCTGTTCCACTTATTGCTGTTCTTAGTGTTTGAAATGCTTTGACAACACCTCCTTTAATAACACCTGCAAGGTTAGTGAAAGAATCTTTTGCCTCAATTAAATCTCCTAAACCTTGTGAAAGTGCCATTGCTGACTGAACTTTCAATAAAGCCTTTTCTACATTTTTAGCTTCTCCACCAAATAAATTTATAGCACCTTGTACGGCAGTAAAACCAGAAGCAATACCTTGTACACTTTTAGCAACTGCAGGAAATATAGCTGAAGTACCTGCATAGTTTTTCGTGGCTGCTGCTGAATCATCTATTGTATCTTTTAATGCACCTATTTGTTTTCTTAAAGCTAAAACCCTTTCATCTGTTGCACCAAATTGTTCACTTAATGCAAGTGCTTGAAATTCAGCATCCTTGATAGCTTTTTTTACTTCTCCAAAAGTCTTAGCAATCGTTTCTGTACCGCCTATATTTATCTTAAAATTTAAATCTGCCATTTAGAATGTTTTTGTTATCACTTTAAGTAATTCCACTTTTGTCGTGGTGTAATTCATTGGATTATAGTTTATCACTTTGTTAATCCTAAACAATATACCATCTATCCAAACTAATCTACTGAAATCAAGTTGCTGAATATCCAGAGCATTTAATAAAACTTGACAAGTTAATAGCTTACTATCTTTATCCGTTATTTCAGCCATATAATCACTATAATAGGCATTAAATAGGTTAGTAGTAGGATAGGATTCTGCAGTAAAATAAAGCTCATTTGGTGCTCCAAAATTGATATCATTTAATGGTAGTAATGAATTATTAAATTGCAAATGTCCTGCATAACCATAAGCATTTAATGTAACCAAATTAGATGCACCATTTTGTATTTTCCAATTCGTTCTACCTGTTATCTTTTGAGCCTGAAGGATTCTAATATTAAAATCCATCTGGTCTTTTGCTGCATTATCATTTGACTTTTTATAGATTGCAGAATAAACTTTATCTTTTCCTGTCCCTTGATATAATGTAGTTGCAGAAAATATTACCTCTGTTGAACTTGTATTATTAGCAAATTGAAATTCTGAATCATACAATCTATCTCCATAACCTTCGTTATATCTTTTGCGATAATTCTCATTGTAGTAATCGTTATCAGCCTTATATTTAAACTGATAAAACCTACTATTAAGTTCACTCATTGGTTTAATTGACCAAGCCTTTGACCTGTCTACCTTATTAGTCCAATCTTGTGTTGTTCCTGTATAGAAATCTATGTAAGGTTTAATATGTAGTTTTTTTTCATCAAATTGGTCATCATAGACATAAAGATTAAACATCTTACAAATACTTATGAAAAAATCCTTTTGATAAATTCCGTGTGGGATTGTATCATTGATTGTTATCACATCTCCATATCCTATATTCACGGTTGTAGGTAATAAACTTATAACCTGTAATTGTCCACCATATTGTTGAATCTGTGTAACATTTGAACTAATGCCAACTCTTAATATATCATTCTGATTAAATGTAACGTTATTTGTAGATAAATCAACATTAAAAAATGCAGGTAATGAAGCAACTGAAATTGTTTGTTGTTCTAATATTGATGCATTTTTATATAAAGTAAAAGTTGCAGTTGTTCCACTTATTACAGAATTAATTTGTCCAAATACTGAACATATTATTTCATCATTCATTGCAGCAGCAGGAGTATAAGTAAATTGGTCATTACCTCCATTTAAAGTAAAGTTTCCTAAAGTAGTTGCAGTATAATGAACATTTGATGGATTATTATAAGTATTTGCAGTAGGATTTGCAGCCAAAGCAATATTTGAATATTTACTCAATATTTTTTGATTACAAGGAATTATTAATCTTTTAAATAAATCAGTTGATAGCAAAGGAAAATCCCAAGTATAATCTGTTCCTGCTAATATCTTTTCTAAATATTGTTTAACATATAAAGCAGGTTTGAATGCCTGATATTGAAAATCTAAATCATTATTTGTTACTCCACCAATATCAATCAAAGGATAAAAAATACCGCTTCCACTTACACTTGTCCAAGATGCTTCAATATGTTCGTGTGTCCAAGTTTCATTGTAAGCACTAAAATCTAAATCTTCAAGTTTAGCCTTTCCTAATTCAGAAATAAATCCTCCTAAATCTCCGTTAACATTACATTGATATTCTATTGTTCCTGACTGATTAACAATCTCTAAAAGCCTAATAATACCTTTAAAGATTTGTATTTTATCAATCAGTATTCTACATTGAGCAGTTTTAGCAGCATTAAAGTTTGAGTTAACATTTGGTAAAGCATCATTAGTAACATTAGAATTACCTAAATCAAAAATAAATCCAAATATCTTGTTATTCTTTGCAGTACCTACTAAAGTTATTGTTTTACTGAATGATGTATTCTTAGCACCAAAATCGTTAATGTCATCAATCGTATAAGTGAAATCAGTTGATATATCCTCAACCAAATCAACTTGATAATTCTCAATATATATTTCTGTACTTATCATCTGTATTGACTATTTATATATTTACCAACCTCAATATCCACCTCAAAATTAAATAGCTTATCACTTGATGCTAACTTATATTCATAGTTAGTTAATGCGATAACACAAGGGAAATAACCAGATAACACCTCAATATAACAAATGCTTGAGCCTACTAATTGAGCCAACCATTCATAGTCATTCTCACTTACCCAATCAGATACCAACTTCATTCTGTCTTTATGCTGAATAGAATAGTTTAAGGTTGTTTCATTATACCTATTGTAAGCATCAACATTTGACATACTGCTTCCAGATAACTGCCATTCACTTCTGCGATATGATGACCTCGTAAACTCTGTATTCCTTTTATTTACTAAAGCAAACTTCATTGTGTCCCATCCACCAAGCCTATTAAGAAAATGAATGTTGTATTGCCTATGTTTAGGGTAGCATACTTGTTTAACTTTAACTTTACTTGTTACAAAAGAAGAACCACCTGCAGAATAGTTGATATACAAATGATAACCATAAGTATCCTCAGTAATTAATGTGCTTCCTGCAAATGTATTAATGGCTGCTCCCTGTAGGCTAAATAGATTAAACTCTCCAGATAATGTTAATGGTCCTGTATAGCTTGATAGAACACTACCTGCTTCATTAACCACATCAATAGTTGCAGTATATGTGCCTCCTGTTGTCTTTCTGAAATAGGATATGAAGCATTGGTCTCCGAACTCCATTTCTATCTTATCAAAATCCCTATCCGTTAGCCAATTATCTGCAAAGTTAGCAACCAATAAATTCTCATAGTAATCATCTAAAACTAAAGGAATTTCATTTCCAATATCAATCATATCAGCAAACAATGGCGGATAGTAATTGTATGCAGAAAATGTTCCACTTGCATCTGGTAATACTGCTATGCTTCCAGATACCTCTTCTCTTACCTCTAACACATAATCAGTTTTCATTTTGTTGTTAGAAGCCACAAGTATTGAACTTCCTGAAGGCTCAAAGTAATTTGATGTAAATGCCCTTACCACAGGAGCAGCATTAAATACTCCATAGTTTCCGCTTACATCTGGGAATACTTTTGACCTTGCAACTAAACTTCCATTTACTTTTACATCGTAAACAAATTTAAAGTTTGTCGTTCCTGCATTCGTTGAAGATGAAACAAACCATAAGTCTGTATGCATTGAAGAATATGTCGCAGGTGTGTCTAAAATCGTAATTGCCATTATTGTTCTTTTTGTATTCTATTAACTTGTATAGTTATATCTCCTTCCAATGCTACTGCTAAAGCATCCAAAAAATCTTTATTTTGTAACACCTTCAGAGCATCATCAAAATACTTTGTTGCCCTTAATCCATCTCTGTGTATTCCCCTTGCAATGGCAAATGCTAAACTTTTCTTTCCATCTATTTCTTTAGCTTCAACACCTAACTTTCTGTATTTTTTAAATGTTACTGCCCTGCTTTTATTAAATGCTAACCAATCCTGTATTGGTTTTACAGGAATACTCTTTTTACCAGACTTGTATGAATATGGTGTGCCTTGATTCTGTTTTTTATTCTTAGTTCCCCTTACACCCTTATTGACAAAGTCATAATACTTATCAGCCTTTGAGCCTATTGGATAACCAACCTCCAGAGTATAGCCTCCAATATTATTCTGATAAACGATAGGCAAGGATAAATCAAATAGCTGACCAGAAGCAATGGCTTTAGATTTGGTTAAGTTTTCTTTAGCCTTCTCAGTAAATTCAAATCCGATATAATAAAGTATTTTTTCAAGCAATGGTAAGGCATTTGAGTCAACACTACTATACTGCGAATTAATCAAACGATTAAATTCTGCTGCAATTAATCCCTGTGCTTTTGCTTTATTCATCTAATATAAATGTCCAGAATATCCGAAAGTAACTGAAAAACCCCATCCAATTAAGGATAGGGGAAATAATCAGACACTTGCTGAACTTATTTTTTAAAATCTCTCTCGGCTTTCAGGTAGGATAACGTATTTAAATATTCGATTATTTGAAGTTCAAATGCTTCATTATATCTGATATTGTGGAAGTCGGCAACAATTTTGGAGCAATACTGCCATCCAAAATATTCAATAAATTTTGAACCTCCTTTTCTGCCTCCGAATGGCTCTTGCCCATCTCCACTATCTTCTGTATCAAATAATCCTTTGTAATTTCCATCCAATTTCTGTAAACTTGATAAAAAAAAACAATGGAATGATAGACATCAACAAATCTTGCTTCAAGTAAATCTGTTGCATATTCTTCGTGTCTGGATGCATCGTACTTATCTTCTCTCCAACCGAATATAGTTTTACGCATAGGGATTACCATTGATGCTGCCAACTTGTGAAGATTTGTCACGAGTTCAACAGAAAATACCTTGCTTTCAATGTACCTACCAGAAGGTAACTTTCTGACATCATAAACGCATTTGTATCTCTTGCCGTTTACTTTTATGTACTTTACAGGTTTACCTTCAATAGGTTCACTTAAGAATCCTATTTTAGCCTTCTCATTAGCATATTCTTCAACAGATAGGGAATCCACTTGATTCTCTGTCCATCCGTTTAAAATGGCTATTAAACGCATATTCTGGTCAGTAGCATCTTCTATCCCCAAAGCAGGTACTAATTGCTGATATTGAAAAACATTAATCTTATCCCAAGACATTGTCAGTAGTTTGGTCAGTTACTTGAAGATTTACATTCTTGCCCATTGCGTTAAACAATTTGTTAATTACATTTAATCTTGGGTTTGAGCCTCCCTCAATCCTGTTGATAGTTACAAAGCTGATTTTAGATTTCTCCTGCAACTGCTTCTGTGTTAGATTCAATAATTTCCTTGTTTCCTTTAATTGTGTTCCGATGTTCATATTTATTGTGTATTGATTTCTTCGTTAATTTCTTTAATCCGTTTCTCCAGATATTCTGCAAGTTCATTGCCTGAAAATAAAGTTTTCCCTTTTAAAGCATCAATAGCAAATAATAACATTGCTTCATAACTTCCTAATAGCTTAGCGTGTTTTGTGTAGATATCCATAGTTGTAGGTTTTAGCAAATATAATCTTTATTTTAATAATGTCTTGAAGTTTTTGAATGTTTTTTCTACCTGAGTAACATTATGTTTTATTCCTTTTTTATTTAGAATATCAGTTACCATAAGAATATCCTCTTCTGTGTGCAGGATTGTTTCATTTGGACTTCTGGTGTACATTATCAAAGGTTCTTTAAATGGACTGACTATCCCCACCCACATAGGCACTACCCTTGTTATCATTTTCTTTACTCCGTTAACTTGCTTAGTTACAAGACAGGTTTTTTCTGTTTGGATTGCGTATATCATTTTATTTTAGTTTTATCGGGATTCTCTCCTTTATCATTAAATTTTACATATTCATAAAGGCTTAATATCTTATCAAAGACAGATTCATCATACCACATTCCATCGTGCATAAACATCTTTGATTCTCCTGTAATCCTCCAATGTGCGTTTTTGCGTTCCGCATTGCGATTAATATACTCGCTGATTTTGTGTGTTGTTTTCATATTAATTAAATAGGTTATCTGCTAAGCAGAATAAAATTACCAATACTAATGCTCCTATAATGACTTGCTTCTGGGTTGCGTTCTCAATTAATTTTTCCATTTTGTTATGCAGTTGTTAGGATGCTGCACCCCTTGTTGATTTATAATTCTTCTTTAGTCATTACATATTCTTTAGGAAGTTTTTTTCTACATTCACTACCTACTCCCATTATCCAAGCATCTGCATATTCATTTTTATTATATTTTGGATACATACAACCTCCATAAATTGTATTGATAAAAAACTTAGGGTTTTTAATTTCTTTACCACAACAAGGGCAATGTTCATTTCCATTCATATCTGCTTTATCTCTATTTTTATCAAATTGTTCCCAAGAATTTAATGTTGGAATGTCAATGATTTCTGCAGGTTTGTTTTTGATTTCTGTATTCATTGTTTTTGGTTTTGTTACACAAAGATAAACCTTTTGATAATACAAAAATCAATTTCCTAAACTTTTTTTTATTTATTTTTTTGCTAAAGAATTTAGTTAAATGTCAAGTAAATGGAGCAGAAAACTTGACATTATAGGAATGAATATCTACCTAAGCCTGTATTTTGACTCAAATTCTGATATGCTAAAGCTAAAGCCATTACGCAATCATCGTGGAATCCGCTTGGTGCAGAATACTTAACCCCTGTAGCTGAGTACTGATACTCAAAGACTTCCAACTCCTTAACGATATGTCCCTCTGGGAAGCCTATCTTCCTGCTCTGAATTGCAGTTTGTAGTCCTAACATTAATTGTTGCTTACTTACCTGTGTGAACTTTAATCCCATAATATGCCTACCCTCCCTTTGTAAGTCCTCAACAATAGGGTCTCCAACCCCTGTGGAATCAATTAGCATAGGTTTTTTAGGCAGTTGCAGGATAGCTTGTTTCGTACTATTCCAATCCATTTGAAACCTATCAAAGTAAGCTACATAGCCATAAGAATCTAATCCTATAATAGCAGTAAAGTCAAAAGACTTGGCAAGGTCTATTCCAAAGCATACAGGCTCTCTATTAGATAAAGGTTGAATACATTTACGAATGAAGGCAGAGCCAAAAGGATTCGCTGCGTTTTCCATTGGATTAGCCATATACTCCTGTTCAAAGACTGCCTCTGGAAGTTGCGTTCTTGCCTCGTCTATCTCTGCCTTGTCCATATATGGGTTATCATATGTAGTAAATTTGAATGATTCCCATCCCTGTTCATCTTTCATAAATAGAGAATAAAAGTAGTTTTTTCCCCTTGGTGTGGATAGAAACAATGCTCTCCCTTTATAGTCCGTTAAAGTAGGTCTGATAGAATTTAACCAACCCTGTTCAAGGTCAGGAATAAATGATGCCTCATCCACAATAACCCAATGGAACTTGCGACCTCTTAAATTATCCAATCTTTCTCCTGTAAAAAATTCAACTGAGCCACCATTCGGAAATGATAACTTCAAATCAGATTTATTATTTAAAAAAGGTAGTGCGTGAATTAACCTATTAAAGAATACTTTAGCAAGTGAATATGTTGGTGTGATGTAAGCAATCTGTTTTCCCTGTACTGCTTCTGTAATTATCTTAATCTGTGATAGTTCCGATTTACCAAACCTTCGCCCACACATAACCACAATAAACCTTGCTTCTGATTCAAGTATTTTGTCTTGATTGATATGTGCTTCAGGTACTTCAATTATCATAATATGGTCTTGCCCTTGACGAATACAACCTCTATCTTATTATCGCTTGTAATATCCATCTGTTCTTTAGGCTTTCCGTAAACCCTCGTTAAAAGTGTTTCAAGGCTATATAGAGAGCCTTTGCTTAAACTCTTACGCATTGCATTAGCTATTGTTTTCTCCAGAATGGTTGCCTTTGGATTGTCAAATACAGATTTTAACTCATCCAAATCCATTGCCATCATTACCTGTATAGTATCGTTTATTTCAGATAGTTTATATCCTGCATCCCTTAATAGGCTAACATATTTTTTAGGTCTGCCATTTGGATTTCCACTCTGACCTTTTACAAATGGAATTAAATCTTCTTTTGCCATATTAATCTAAACCTTTAAATGCTTTTAATGGATAAAATATTAATGAATTTCTATAACCGCCATCAAAAGTTGGTATTATGGGTGTTACTGCGTGCATATTCCTCCAAGCAGGATAAACCAAAATAGAATTATCTTTTTGTCCTATTGTTGCATTATAATCAGGTATATGTAAATCACCACCCTTTGAATTTAACCTTTTGCATATAATTACATTTACACAATTTTGAATATTACCATTATCTCTATGAAATGGAGCTGATATATTAAAATTTGAGATAGAACTTGTAAATAATTTACCAAATCTCCATTTATCTTTAACATCACTAAACATTTCTATTTGTTTTTGATATTGTGATGGCAATATTTCATTTATTAATTGTTCACTTTCTTTAGCTAATAGCATCATTGCTTTTATATAAGTTTGAGCAGATTTTACTGAATGCACCGAACTATAATTTGCATAGGCTCTTTTCATATGAGGTTTGGGTGCTATACTTCCTATTATAGTAGAATATTGGCTAATCCATTTTAAACCTTTTTGTTTTGCTTGTTCTTCAGTTCCTCTATTCATTTTTGATTTAGGAACTCTGTCGCTCAGGAATTCATTATTTGCCAAATCCGCAAATTTACACATTTTATCAGGCATTTTACTCAAATAAAAACCTATTGGCTCTCCATCAGCATAAAACATACAATCCTCTAATATGTTAGCATCAATATATTCGCATTCTTCACCAATCTTTCTATTATGTTCAACTTGTATTAAATTAATTTTTTTCATTTTACTATTTTTTTATAATGATTCGCCAATGCTTTTATATCTGTTTTCATATCTATTCTATCTCCTTTATTTTGTAAAGTAATAAATGGATGCCATTCGTAACACATTTTTTTAGCAGAATATTCATCCCTTTTCAACTTATACATATCTTGCAATCCACCTACATTGCTACCAACATCAGGACAAGAAAACCAATAATGATTAAATCTCAAAATTCCACTACCATTTTTAATCGTCTGTAAAGCAAAATCTCTATCTTCTTTTAAATCAAATTCATTTCTATAATTCCATTTTATTTTATTTATATTAATTAAAACACATACCTCTGCAAATTTTTTATTTATGGAATATGATGTTTTTTCGTGCCACGCGTGTTGCGTATAATTTATTCCTATTAGTTCAAATGGTAGTTGTTTTGCTTTTTCATAAATATCTAACCATATTTTTGCATCTTTTTTTATAGTCTTACCATTATAAATACCAAAAGATGTAACATCATCATCACATATCAACACCCATTTATAATTTTTTTCTCTTGCATAATTTAACATAAAATTTCTAACATAGCCAATTCCTTTATCATTTTCTTTAATGGATATCTTATTAGGAACTTCATATAAACATAATTCCTGTGGTTCAATAAAATGCAATACTTCGATATTTGCATCTTGAAATAATTTATATGTTTTAGTCTTATGCCTTCCTTTAGTCGGAATGAAACATATCATATTTTTTCTTTTTCTGCTTTTAAATATTCCATAATCATTCCCCCTACATAAGCCTTTTGTTCTCTCCAAAATTTAATCAACTCAAATGCTTTATCATAATGTTCTGCTTCAAATTCTATTTGTATGGCTTTTTTTACACCATTAGACAAGTTATTTAACTCATTCGATAAATCAACTTCATCTAATATAGAATAATCAACATCTGTTTTAAATTCTGGAACATTTAAACCCCAATCATTTAATTCTTCATTATCCCATTGATTGGCAAGATTTTCCCAATCCCACTCTCCATACCCAACATTATCTTTTATGATAAATTCCTTCTGTTGTTGTTCTGTTAGTGAACTTGCCTTTATAATTGGTATTGCTTTTAAACCTGCCTCTTTACAAGCCTTTAAACGCATATTTCCACCCAATACAACCATATCATCATTTACTACAATAGGTCTTAATTTTAGCATCTCTGGGAACTCCTGAATGGATTTTACAAGTTGCTTAAACTTGTCATCTTTAATAATTCTTGGATTGTTAGGATTAGCTTTTATTTCATTAATCTTAGTTTCAATTATCATATTTGTATATTTTAGAATAATCTGTTGGTGCAGTAATATGTTTATATATATGGTAACCCTTCTCTGCAAAAAATATATCCCACTCTTCTTGTTCCTTAATATTTATATGCCCCCAAGATTCATCCCATTCAGGTATTCTCTGGCTTGTTGAACTAAATAAGATATAGTTAGGTTTAATCTTTTTAAATAAAGAATTTAATTGTTTATCTGTCATATGTTCTGCAACCTCTATAAATGCCATTATATCAGTAGTGATAGGTTTATCTATTATACTTAAATATGGAGCATTCTTGGTTATGTATTCCTTATGTGCATCAAATTTCTCCCATATTACAACATCAAACCCTGCTTGATGAAAAGCATCTGCATAAACTCCTGTTCCTGCTCCATAATCTAAAACTGATTTTCCTAATCCTAATACCTGTTGAGCAGTATTGTATGCTAATGATTTAAACATAGGGTTATCAAAACTGATTCCCATCTCTAACTCTGCTTTAAGAAATGCTTTGTCCGTTATCATTTATAAAATTTAAATGCTTCATATTTAAAAATTCTATATGTTGCTTTTTGTCTCCATATTCAATATGACAAGACCTGCACAAACCCATTAGATTTTTGATTTCATCTTTATTCATGCTGCTACCCATACCCCTACAATCAATATGATGAATGTCCACCATCCTTCCTCCACAGAGTTCACAAGCCATAAAATCATCTTTGACATATCCAAAATAATCTAAATATAACTTTGTGTGTTTCTTCATAGTGTACCATCTTGCAAAGGCTCTTTTTTATCATCCTCAATTCTTCTATACCTCTGCTTCCAAATTATGTTACATAAAGATATGCTTTTGTTTACAATTTCATCCTCTTCTGCTTCTGGATAAAGTAGATGCAATGTTTCGTGAATAAGTATTTCTAAATGTTTCTTTCCTTTTAATCTGCTATCTAAATATACTATGCCTGTAGAATCAGCTAAACCCCACACCTTTTCTTTGCCTAACTTTTTATATATAACTTTAATCTCCACCCTTTAATTCTAATAAGTCCATCCTTTCTGCTTCACTTACTTCAATTTTTGTTTTTCCTCTTACTTGTGCCAATGCTCTTCTATACACCTGTTCTTTGTTTTGTAAGTCCATAAGCCTTTCTAATAAAAATGCTTCTTGTTGCTCTAATGTCATTTTGTTTACTTTTTTTGGAATCATAAAACTTTGCCTTTATATATTCTTTTATTTTGAACTTGAAAATCATCTCCATCTATTTCAATAAATGCAAATCCGTGATTCCACTTATTTAATGGCATATACATAGGATGTAATTCAGATAAACAACCCACACTCCAAGTAGTTGTAATCTTACCATTCATATCAGCTTCTGTGTGTTCACTTGTTTGATGATTATGCCCTTGCATAGCAGAAACTTTACCTTTTGTAAATAAACCTCTGGCAATATTCACAGGACTGAATGAGCCAAAGTATTCGTGTCCGTGAATTATATTGAGTTCCCCTGCCTTCATAATTCTTTTGTCTGATATTATCTCAATTCCTTCTGCTCTTGCCTTAATTATATTCCCTAACTCAAAATCATCTATCCCTGATAACTCCCCAGCTTTCATCCACAAATAATGCTCATATCTTTCCTCGTGATTACCTATCTTAAAATAAATCTTTGCATCAAAAGTTTTTTTCAATATAGTTATGAAATCTTTGAAAGATTCCAACTCTGAACTAAAACTACGTTTCTTTGGGTCTTTAGCATATCTGCTTAATCCGAAGAAGTCCAATGTATCTCCATTTAGAAGAATGGCATCTGGTTTTTGTTTTTTTGCCCAATCAAACGCAATCGTGAGCGAATTAACAGAATGGTAAGGGATATGTATGTCAGAGAGTACAAGCAACCTTTGTGCATTAATCTTAAAAGGCTCATAAATAGTTTCATCACTTGATGGCAGATTATAAGGATTATATGGTCTGTTTTCTACTTCTTTTCTTATTGTGCTTCTATTGTTCCCCATCTTGCCCTCAATGGCTCTTAAACTGCTTCTAACTGCTTCTGGACTTTTAAACAATAGTTGATTATCGTTATAAATAATTCTTGCAAGTTTTAGACTTGGCATATCCCAACCATACTTTTCCCTGTATTCAACACAAAGATTAGCCTTTGTTGTAAATGGTTTTTCCGTGTTCTTTTGTTGCATAAAGTATTTGTTTTCTGTTTAATGGAGAATAACTTATATGCACCCAATCAGGATTTTCTTTTGTTCCGAACTCCCAAATAAGTTGGTCAAATGGTAAAGTTTTTGCATACTCAAAGATAGCACTATTTTTTATATCTGTGCCATCCATATCAATATCAATAGCCATACCTCTATTATGTTGGCTATTTAATGCACCACCAATGGAAGAATTTAAAGCCTGACTCCTATATCCTGAACTAATATAAATTGGTGAGCCAAAATGATTTCTAATAGGCTCAAAAATATGCTCCGCTAACTGCTTTAAGTTTTCAATATGCTCTGGTGTTGGCATATTTGATATTCCTAATCTCTTTGCAGATTCACTTCTGATAAGTTCTGCTAAGTCAAGGTGTTCACTTATCTTCATCTTTTTTAAATATTTTTTCTGCAGTTGTTAATCCTAAAGCAGCCATTGCTATCCCACAAACTGAATAAACTAAAGCATCATTAGGAGTATGAATTAATTTACCACAAAGTGAAATTGTAGCAATAAATCCGCATAATCTTTTCATTGAAAGCCTTTCATTGGCTTCTGTGAAAAATTGCTTCATTTTTTAAATTCGTGAAATATCTTATAAATATTATAAACTATTGTTGTTATTCCTGCTACTATTGCCACATACATTGCTACATCATTCGTGCTTACATCTGCAAATAACTTCAAAATTAGGGTTGTCAAACACATCCCAATACTTTTATTATCCATTATCAATTTCTTTAAGTTTTCTACTTGCCCATTCTATTCCGGCATCTCCACCCCAAGCATCCCACATTAAACCGCCACATCCTTCTGAATATGGTACATCTTTATTTTGTTGATGTCTTTTGAATGATGCCATCCTTGCAATAGTATCTCTGGTTATATTTTCTTTATTAGCTATTTGATTGGCTCTTTGTTTACCTGTAGCTTCTCCACAAGTTCCCCAACCATTCACTGCAACCCATTTTAATGCTCTTTTTGCATTATTTACTGCTGCTTCTGGATAATCATTATATGAATCAGCAAAAGCAAACTTTACTCCTTTTGTATCTGTACGTTTATTGATTTGTTCTACTTCATTGGAATTATTATCATAGTGTGTACCAATTCCGTAATGAGCAACTGCTGACCATTTTAAAGAGCCGTTTGTGAAGATTACCCTGCTCTGTGGAATACCTAATTTTTTAGCCATATTAAGCACTTCTTGGCTCTTTGACCTGCGTGTAATGATATATACCTGCTTACCTTCTTTTATGTCTTTAATAGCCTGTTTTTGACCTCTTTCTGTGCTTAAAGTATCATCATAATCATAAGATACTTTATTTGCATCTGCTTTGTATTTGCCTGAAGCTAAAATTGCCTGCCAAACTTTAATTGCTTTATCCTCTGAATCATATATACAAGCCCCTGAACCAATCCGATAATTTCCATTTGAACATTTTATTACAGGCACAATTAGAGTATTTGTTGATAAATGTCTTTTCTTTTGGTATTTATCACATCAAAGTTAAAATGCTTGTTACAATACTCGTACAACTGCTCTCCAGATTCTTTTCTCATCTGCTCATCATTTACCAAATCGTTTATGTGTTTAAACCAATCAGATTGCTTTTTCACATAATGTACTGGTAGGTTTAAATAAGGGTTAACTTGACTTACAATCGCAGGATTCTTTTTGGATGCAGTTTCCAAAACCTTCAGATTTGATTTCATTCCTGTAAACTTTGTCTCAAGTAAAGGAATAAGGCTAATATCTGAATCAGCATAGGCAGCCATATATTTGGTAACCTCGTTATAATTGTAAATAGTTGGGTTAAGCCTTAATGAGCAGGTAAAAGAAGCAATCATTCTATCCCATAAATGTTTTTCTACCTCATTATATCCTGCAATAACTGCTTTTACAGGCATACCTAAAAGCCTCTTCATTGGATTTCTTAATATGGCTAAATCGTGTTCGTGTGTTGCACTACCTGACCAGAATAACCTAACCTTGTCAGATTCCACCTTGTTATCCAGAAACTGCTCTCTTCCGTATGGCAAAGCATTTGGAAGGATGTGTACATTTTTGTTTATCTTATAAATCTCATCGGCAAGTCTTTCGTGGGTGCAGGTACAAAGGTCAGCCTCTTGTATAAATCCTTTTATCCTATCAACTATCCCTAAATCTTTATATGTTTCGTATAAAACGTGATGCGTATCTAATTCCCAAAAATCATCATTATCAACTACTAATTTGAACCCATATTGTTTTCGCAATTCACAAACCGCTTCAACACTTATATTTGATAATACCCTATTGATTAAAAGTATATCATAATTGTTATCAATAATTTCGTGGCTTATAGTATCAGTTACCATTGCGTATTCCTTATGCAAATGTACCAATGGCATCATTATCCTATGATATCCAACTCCAGAATGCTTAGATGTTATCGCTAATATTCTCATTAAATAATAAATTAATTGGTACTAAAACACCTAAAGAAGTATTATTATCTCCTCCTTTTTTATATCCGTTGATATTATAACAAAGCCTAACAATATCTTTTAAAGTTTTTGTTGCAATAATTATTGAAACATTAGTTAACTTGAATATCCAATATTCAGCCTGTGTTGTAGTTAACCCACTTTTTTTACCTCTTGAATAAATTTCTATGTAAATGTTTTTAGTTTTATCAGCCATTAAATCTGTCTTTACTTCTATCTTCTTTCCATCTGAAAATAGTTCGTTAAGCCAAGTTTCTGACTTTTCTCCTAATTCAAGGTCATAATAAAATGAACTGCTATATTTCATTTTTTAGGTCTGCCTCTTTTTTTATGTACAAGATTCTGTACATCTTCTTGTGGAAGTTCTAAATAAAATTGATATAATCGTTCCAATGCCCCAAATATATCATCTTTGCAATACTTACACATTATGTATGTTGGATTCAAATACTTCCTGTATAGTACCTCATATTGATTGAGTACAGGTAGTTCAATATTTCTGACAAAACCTGCCTGACTTATGGTATGGTAATTATTTATGTTGGCTTCTAAAAAGTCTTTATCATTTTGTTCCATAAAAAAACTGATTATAAAGTTTAACAAATAAAGGTGCTATTGCTCCAGATACAAACATTGCCATCAAAGGCATCTTGATAAAATCAGGCAAGAAATAAACTAATAAGGATGTCCAAGCAGATAAACAACTTACGCAGTTAAATGGTCTGAAATCTAACTTAAATTTTTTGTGAAATTGGTGCATCTCTGTAAAGAAAAACGAAAAGCAAATTCCTGTGATAATTTCAATCATTGTTTCTAATTTTAGATTTTAATTCTGATTTAGTGATATTTAAAGTCCTAATAATACTCATATATGGTATGCCTGTATCTCTGCTCAAAGCCTTTGCATTACAATTAAACTCTTCTGTATAAAGCCTAAACAATTCTTTTTTATACCAATGTAAATCTTGTATTGAAGATTGTACTTTGGAAGTCAAATCTTCTTGATGGTTTTCAGCCACTTCATTCTCACTATATTCAACAAAGTTTCTGTACTTTTTAAAAAATTGATTGTTACTATTTTGTACAAGGTTTAACATTATCCTTACTACATAAAATCTTAATTCTTTTTTATCATAAAGAGTAATTAGTTTCTCATCTGGTAGTTCAGTTAAAATTAAAAAAACTTCACTTTTTAAATCATCTTGTAATTCAATAGGGTGCATCTTACTAAAGGCTTTGTTAACCTCTTCAGATTGCCAAAATTCAATTAAAATTTCGTTCCTTCCCATTGTATTAAAATCGGTTTACCATTTTCTTCAGTACAAAGGTAAGCCTTTCCGCCACAAGTAATAATATCTTTAATTCTGTCCTGTTGTTCAGGACTTAATCTATCTCCTATCTTTTTTACTTCAATACCTACAAATATTCCTGTATCTGTGTAACCAATTAAATCGCACCATCCCTTTTCAATAGTTCCCTTCCTTCTATGAATAGGTGTGTTGTTCATTCGTGTTACTCTCCAATTTTGTTTTTTAGAGTAATCCTTTGCCCATTTGGTTAACTCATTTGCTAATATATCCATTAATAAATATTTATTCCTTTTGAATTAGATAACATTTGTTTTATCTTTTCTAAATATAAGCAGTAATCCATTGCTTCCTCTTGTGCGTGGTTTACCCATTCTAATAATTCAAGGTCGTTTCTGTCCAGAGTAGTTCCATATTTCAAATGACCTTTCTCTGCCCTTTCTTTGTATTTCTGAATTAATGATTCAAGTATTTTATCTTTCATTAGAAATATGTTTACAATTATGGTTTAATTTATTTAAAACAATGGTTTTTATTAATGAATTAGAAATATATTTAGTCTACCATATCTAAGTTAACATTATAATCATTCATCAATTCGTATAGCTTATCTCTAATCTTTTGGTAAGCATCGTAATCATCATCTGTCATATCATCTGGTGCATACTTTGTATTTGCTCTTAATTCTTGGTCAAGTTCCCATAATACGTGCCAAAAAGCAAGTCCTTTATTTGCAAGGTCATATTCCTGTTGGTCATCTGGAAGATTAAATTCAAGTGTTGCTTTCATAAAGTGTATTTAAATGCACACAATGTTGTAATTATCTATCTTTAATATCTTTTTGCGTATACAATGTGCGATATACTACACATTAATTAGGATTTTGTCCGATTTGTAACACATTATTTGTCAAATTTTGTCAAGTTTTAGGTTTACTTTATAAGACATTTAGGTAAGTGATTGCTTTATAAATTCTACAAATTTTATCTTTGCTATATATGAATTTCCTCCAACGTGAATCTCTGTATATTCTTTATCTCCTATCTGTACTGACATTGCTAAATCTATATTCCTAAAAAGGACAGATTTTGTCTCCAGAGTATTCCAATCAACTTCCAAACCTACATTGCTCATTAACTCCGTAGTTTCTGTGTGGCAATAAACATCAAGTAGTAAGTTCATTAATTTTCTTATTAAAGTACAAAGCTACTGCCATTCTGCGACAATTTAATTCCATTTGGTCATCATCTTTAAATTCAGCAATTAAATCCTTTTTATCTTCGTGGTCTGCCCTATCTATTCTTCTTTGCATTGCCTCTTCAGTTTTACTTACAATATAGTCCACATCATTACCTACTTCTCCCCTACTATGCAGGATATTAAAGGTTTTTAAGCAGTAAAATATTGACCACCATTGTTTAAACTTCTTATAACTATCAAATGCCATTTCTATAATATCATCTTCAGGAAGTGAAGGTTTTAATTGTACAGGCTCTTTTACTTCTTCTATAAAATGCTTATGTGATGCCCATCTTGCGTATGCAGATAACATTCTGTTTAGGTATAGAACAGAAAATGATTGATATGTTTCATTATCGTAATCTAACTGACCTCTGGATGCTAAAGTAAAAGCAAGGTCTAATTCTCCAATAGTTAAGTTTATATAATGGCTGCGAAGTTCAGCAACAATTAATTTCATTGACATTTCATCTGGATGCTTCTCTCCTTTAATTCCCAATAGCATCAATCCCTTTTCAATTACTTGCAGGATGACAGGAATATTAACTGCTTTTAATTTTTCAGTTTTCTTCGCCTGTAAAAAAAGGTTGTTTTCCTTCTGCTGCATCCCATTCGGTTGCCCATTTGAGATTTCTGTCGTAGTGTTCTTTGTAATAATCTGAAGTTGATTTTCCATTTTGTTTAGTTGTTGTTTTTGTAAAGTTATTGTTATTTATCCAAACTGATAACATTTTTTGTTTCCAATTTTTTACCCTGTTGCCTTTAGCATCATACCAATCAGCAACTTCGTAGTATTCGTATGCTTGTTTTGCTTTTTCTTCTGTACTTTCTTTACTAATAAAAAAATCAATTACTTCCTGTTGCGTGGGTTTACTTTGTATTCTATTAGTCTTTTGTATAATATTAGTCTTTTGTAATACATTAGTCTTTAGTATAGGACTACTTTCACCGATATCGGTAAATTCCGAAGTCGGTGTTTGCCCATCTCGGTGTTTTTCAGATTCGGCAGGGATATCATATACAATGTGATTCCATCCCATAAACTTACCTGTATTTTTATCGTGAACTCTAACAGATATAATATATCCTTTTGTTTGAAGTGCCTTAAATGTTTTATCTATCGTTCCTTCTTTATCTGGGAGTGAGTTATATAAATTTTGTTTATATATAACCCAATCAGCAGGAAGGCTTAAAAGATAACTTAATAAACCCTTTTCAGATAATGTTAATTCTTTTGATTTAATTACATCATTGGGAAGTGTAGTAAACCTTTCAGTTGTTCTTGATTTTATTATCTGTCCTGTATTCATAATATAAAAATCCTAACAGGGATTGATGAGTCAGCATCGCACCCCATTAGGATTAACAAGAATTTTAAATATGAAGTCTGACTCCTTCATTTCTACAAAGATACTAATTTTTAAGAAATACTAACCTTTCTTTTATTTCATTTATTGTTTGTAAGTAATCATCATCCGTTTCCATAATATCCTTTGCAGCCTTAAATGAATGAATAACAGATGTATGGTGAGTATTACCAACACTTACCGCTATATCCTGCCATATTAAGTTAGTATGTGTTTTTAGAAGATATACTGCAGCGTGTCTGGCATACATTACCTTTTTCTTTCTGGTAATTTTTGTAATATCAACCATAAACTTATTGTTAACTTCTTGAACAATCATTTCAGATGGGAATCTTTCTTCGTTTATTTGTTTAGGTTGTTCTTTTAGCATCTTTTCAAGCCTATAAATTATATTATGATGGCTCTTAATTAATCCTTTAATTTCTTGCGTTCTCATTTGTTTAGTTTAGAATGGTAAATCATTAGTTAATCTGTGGTCTGTCATAGGCTTAATTTCAGCCTCTTTAGGTTGTTCTGTCTTATCATACACAGAATAGATAATACCTCCGTATTTCGCCTCTTTAGTGCCTTTAAATGCAACATACTTCTTGTATGCACCATTTTCTCCAATGGCAATTTCCAAATACGTTTTACCTGACTTTGATTCTTTCTCTGTGATAAAGATTCCTTTAGCAAATTCTCTTTTTTCCATTTTGTTTAATTTATTAAGTCATTAATGTTAACTGATTCCTGTATCTCGTTTAAATATTTTGCTTCTTTTACAGGCTCTTTATCCCAAGCATCAAACAAATTCATAATAATATTAAATCTATCTTTATCATACCACATATTATGGTACAACTTTGCAATGATAAGTCCTCTCTCCGTAGGTATAACTTTTTTGAAATCTCTCATAGTAAACTCATTTTAGCTTTTTCAAATGAAATAATTGTGCGTATGCTATCTATTTGATGAACTGCCGAACTGCAGCATCTTTCAAAACCTAACTTTAATTTGTTCCAGTCCTTTGCTTTTGCCTTTATCATCATATTAAATGTAGATGCAGAATACTTGTCCAGAAGTTCAAGATTAACTTTACATTCTATATCAACAACTTCATCAATCCGATAGGCAGACTCTGTCATATATTCCCCTGCTCTTGCCAATAAGATGCCTAAATGTTCCATTCTGGTAATCAAAGAATCATATTCTTTATCCAATGGTTGTTCAAGGAATTTAAGCATTGCCTCATATTTAGTTTGATAATCTTTTAATTCCATTATTTAAGATTTTTTAATGTTTTTTTAATATCTGTTGCAGAGTAATTTAAACCCATAGCAATTCTGTCTTTATCTTGTATTTGATTAGCCTGTAAAGTGGTATAAGCCTTTTCATAATCCGTTTCAAATTTTAAGTTATCAATTTTGATTGCAAGTTGTTCCTTCTGCCTTTCCTCATACGTAGTGTTTTCTAATAAGGTCAAAAGATACATTCTTTTATCATCTCCAACCTCATCAACTTCTGCCCTTACTATTGCTTTTTTAACTTCATCTGCACTTGCTATACCACCATCAATTCCTATTCCTGCCATAGCACAGGCTCTACCTACTGCACTCGTTTCTGCGTTTTCCAATGCTGAAGTAAAATTGACTTCTTTGTAATTAGCACTTTCAATTTCTTGTGCCAATCCTGTGTAAGTAAATGATTCTTCTCCTTTCTCAATTCGCAAAATAGCTTTAACTACCCACATCTTTCTTTCTGGGAAATACTCATAACTGCTTTGGATTGAGTAATTGAAATTGTCCGATAAAAACTTTAATCTTTCTGAAACAGGGATGTATTGCTTTCCCTTAATTGATACTGCTTTCATAATTGTTGGTTTTATTGTTTAGTAAAGTAATTGCTAATAATTCCTTTGCAGAATCAGACATAATACGCAGGTATTGATTAGGAAGTAGAATACCTATGTCTGTGTTTACAACATAGCCAAGAGGATGTTTTACAACATCGGCAATGTCATTGTACTTAATTAATTGGATTAGTTCCCTTTCTGTAAAATACTCGCAGTAATAATCGCCTATGATAACCTCATAGACATTGGCTTTAATGTTTTTAATTGTCATTTTATTAGGTTTTGTTTAAGTAAAGATAAACCTAATAGTTTAAAAACTAATAAAAACTTTATTTTTTTGTTTGAGAAATATTTTGTATAATAAAAATCCCCACCAAGAATGGCAGGGATTCAAAACCTAACAACTAAAATGATGACAATAATCTCTTTATTCCAAATTTCAAAGCAAAGTAAAGTATAATTCCTGATAATAGCAGGTAAAACCTACGTTTAAACTTTTTGACATTTTCTAACTTTATGTTTAAATTGTCAATTTCTTTAATATGCTTTTTGGATTCATCATTTAGTTTACTAATCTGCTTATCGCAATCATCATTTAGTTTATTTATTTCCTTTTGATAGTCTTGTTTTAGCAAATACGTTTTAGCAGTGTTTTCAGACGTTATTTTGACCTCTTTTGTTTTAGTGATAATCTTATTAGGTGGGCAAATAACAGGCAAGGAACTATCCTTAAAATGAATTACAATAGTATCCCCTTGCGTAAGTATAGTATCAATGACTAAAACTTCTTTAATCTCCTCTTTTATAGGAAATCTATCTGAGCAAATCCTCGCAAGTTTATTTTGCGAAAGACATCCAGATAAACTACTCACTAACAGAATCAGTATTAGCTTGTTCATCTTGTATTGCTTTTCCGATTTGTTGGTTAATCTCTTGTAATTGCTTTTGTAGATACTCAATTTGTGCCAAAGTATCGTATGCTTTAGCTTTTAATTCTGTAATATTCATAATGTTTAATTTTTACAAAATTACTAAATTTAATTTATTTGCTATCCAATCCCAAGCAAATATATCTTGATTCCATTGTTGATAATCTGCTCCATCCATTGTTAAATTTCCTTGTGATATTGATTCTCCTGCTACTTCATTGCCTTCTGAATCAGTAACCTTTGTAAATAACTGCCAATAAAAAGTTGCAGATACTCCAAGTGTTACATTAATGCCATTAGCATTTAAAAATTCAGCTACTTTAGTTTCTCCATTAATCCAAATGTTAATTGGTTGTATTTGTTTCATATATTATATTTTATAAACTTGTAATTGTTTCCCAAGCAGTTCCACTATAAACGCATAGTTTTGCAAGTGTTGTATCAAAAACTATAAGTCCTGCAGCAGGTGTTCCTATTGCATTCTTTTGCGTGGTAGTCATTCTTGGTGGAAGAAAACCACGAGTAGTTGATACAATTTCTAATTGTGCTGATGCGGTTAATGATGGAGTATTACTATCATTTATCTTTATTTGTCCTGTTGTAAAATCTCCATATATTAAATTTCCATAAGTTGCTGGAACTGAAGCAATATATAATTTATAATCTCCAGAATATTGTCCTGCTCTAAAACCTAATGATATATTATAACTACCAGTTGCAGCAGCATTATTCGCAGAATTGTATCCTATATCAGTATTTCCTGTGTTTCTATAATAACCAGAATTATAACCTATTACAACATTATTATTTCCAGTATTTTGATACAATGAATTTGTACCTATAGCAACATTTTGAGATGTATTACTATTATACATTGCTTGTACTCCTATAATCACATTATCAAAACCTGTTGTAATAAGTTGACCAGAATAAGCACCTAAAAGAGTATTGTAATATCCACTTGTTACGTTTTGAGCAGACCTAAATCCAAAACTACTATTTCTCCTTGTTCCACCACTATCATAAGCCTTTCCAGATTGATAACCAATTGCAGTATTTTCTCCTACTGTTGATGTAGTATTATTTCCTGTGCCAACTGTTATGTTATTAATTATCATATCAGTACTTACACGAGAATATCCAACAACATCTAATATATATGTACTCTCTGTTGTTGTTCCCAACAATAGCCTTCCTGCTGATGTAAATCTATTTGTAAATGATGAACCAACAAGTGATAAATTAAAACCTCCGTGTGTTAATGTTCTTGCAGATGTTAATGTTCCATCTCCTGTGTATATTGTTGTACCTCCACCTGCTGCTGCCCACGTTCCATCTGCTCTCAAAAAGTTAGTAGTACCACCACCACTTGCAGGAGCAAGACCTTTTAATGATGATGTAAATGTATCAAGTAAAGTTGTTGCCTGTGTGCCTGTTAAATTCTCAACATTACCTGTTGAAGCAGTTATTCTTGCGTGAAAAGTTCCTGTTGCTACCTGAGCCAACATTGCATTGGTAACTTTATTTGTTCCTATAGCAGTTGTTATTGCAGTTGAACCTGTTCCGCTTATATCTCCACTTAAAGTGATTGATTGATTACCTGTTATATAAGTGCTATTATCGTAACTGATAGTAGTGCCACTTGCCTTGACAAAGCCTGTACCATTTAATTGTGCTTGTGCTGCTCCCCAACTAACCGCAGTTCCATTAGTAGTTAAAAATTTTCCACTATTTCCTGTTTGTGAAGGAATGGGAGTAGGTACTGCAATGGTCAATGTTTTACCTGTTGCGGATGTTGTAGCCAATCCTGTTCCAACTACATTTAAAGTATCTGTTGCAGTTGTTGAACTTGCAGTTCCTGTACTTCCATTAACAAACCCAAATGAATTAGATGGTGTTGTTCCTCCTCCAGATGGGTTATTAATACCTCCATTTAATTGGATAGTATCAAGCCTATATGTTGCAGCAGCATTAGTTGTTTGAATCCTAATTAAAGTAAATGCGTTATTTGTAAACTTTAAATTAGTATTGTTAAATGGTATTGTAATTAATTGCCATTGACCTGCTAAATTTCTATTAAATCCTACATTATTATTTGCAGTAATTTGAAATAAATTAGAAACAGTTGAAGTTCCATTATAAAATTTAATAGCAAGTATTGTATTAGATGTCCAAGCAGTATTTAACCTAATAGCAAAAGATATACTCTTGTAGTTAGAAATATCCATTGCAACTGCCTTACTAAAATCAAAATAAGCATATCCTGCAATCATTGTAACAAGAAGTGATTTACTTCCTGTATAAGCGAAAGCAGTATTATTGTAATCAAATGAACCTGTAACAGATTGTGCCTTAGTCCAAGTTTCTACATTTTCATCATATATTAAATCTCTTGAAACATTGTTTGGTGTTGTTGCCGCTGCGTTAATAGTTACATTTGTTAAACCTAATGTTGTTGCAGTATCTCCTTCAGGCTCAATAGGATTTGAAGCAGGTGTTCCTTGAATAACCTCAACTTGACTGCTTGTATTAACCGCAAAAATATCAATTCTTGGATTTGTGGGGTCTGCTGCTGCAAGTGTCTTTGTACTAAATGGACTTGAATACCTTATTCCATTTAAAATATAAGTACAAGCAGATATATTGAATATTAATCCTGTACCTGTCCAAGTAACAATACCTCCACTAATTACTCCATCTCCAGAAATACCTGAAATAGAATTAAAAGTTGTAGTTTTTAATTGTCCTGTAGTAGCATCTCCAATAGGTATTAAATCTGTTTCTTGTGGATTTAGATTTGTAGCTAACTGATTAATCTTTTTTGAATACATTATGTAGGTATTTGACAACGATTATTAATAGATGGTAACACTAAACTTATTGATGCTTTAACACCTGCTAAAACATCTGGCTCACTTTCAGTAAATAAAACCATTGGAATACTATCTCCAACAATCCATTCATTTGCATAATTTCTGATTAATGCAATAATGTCTTGTGCAGTTAATATTTGGTCCGACATCACTTCCAATTCCTCTGTATTTTCAATCTGCCTATCCATAAAATATAAACCAAAAGTATATTGTATCTGTTTAGCAGATATACTTACATCTTCTATATTAAAAAACATAGCAGGATAATTAACCTCTCCTTGTGAAAGATGGTCATAAATATCCCCATACAACACAAAATTAATTTGTGGATGTTGGCTTCCGTAATCCGTTACTTTTTTTACTATTTGGTTTAATGTCATTTTTTTTGCTTAAATAAACCTTTAATTTTTTTTGATTCTTAATGTTAGCCTCTTTACTCATTAACAACAATTTGAATTATTGCCTTGATATTTTTCTTCGTATGTTTTAAAATCTCCACAACATCCTGCATCTCCTAACCAAATAGAAGCATTATAAGCATCTCTTTCAGGCTTTATTGCATCTATTCCACTTCCATAATTAGAATATAAAGGATAATCAACAATGTTCTGCCTTAAATATTTAATCAATCTTTGTTTGTAAAATTCTGCCCTTGCTTTATAACGATTTGCCACATCAATCATATCTTGCATAGAAGGATATTCGCTATTATCTCCTGCCTTTCTAAGCAATCCTTTATTATAAAACTGATAACTAATCCCTTGTGGAAGTTCAGATAAAACAAAGTTTATCAAAGTATCTACAACATAATTGTTAAGTAATGTTGTTTCTAATCCTGTTAAATTATTGTTTGTAATTCCATCTTGGAGTCTATTATATAAAGCAGAGCCAAGTGCAGGTAAAATATAAATATCTTGTGCAGCTTTAATCTCTGGGAATACTAATTTCTCATCAAGATTGTTATGTAATCCACTTCTATCTTTGATAGTATCAACTGATATGAATAGTACGTTTAAACTCATTTTATTTGCGTGTTACAATGTTAGACTTCCATTCGTGCCTACAAGATTCTAAATGTATGTTTGTGTTTGGCTTTGTGTACCAACCACCCCTTCTATCCCAAACAGAATATCCAAGCCTTGCACTTAATTGCTCTATTTCTGACCTGCTATAAAGTTTATTAGCATTCATCATTTCTACACAAAAAGGTCTTGAATTAGGCTTGTCCTTATCACTAAATCCTGTTTTCCACTCATAAGAATATCTAATAAGCATTTCCCTTGTAATTGGTTTAATCTTTTCTAATATCTTACTTAAAGAATCAGTTAATATTCTTTCAGTTTGAACATTAGAATCAATGCCTTCTCCTATTTTAACCTCTTTAATGTCCAAAAATCCCTTATCTGCAAGATTTGATATTACCCTCTTAATTACTCCAATATCTTCGCCTAATGTGTCTGCAATGACCTCAGGAGTGATTCTTTTATCTTTGCTTATCAAGTCCAAGACATTTCCTTGCAGTTGTGTTACATCTGCAAAGTTAGCCTCCTCAAAAACTGACCTTTGCTTCCAGATATTATACTTGTTTTTATCATCTCCAAATTCATATAAGCAACTAAAATCTTCTGCGAAAGATTGTTGAACAGGAAGTTGCTGATATTTTGTAATGTCAATACCTGCTTTTTCAAGCAACCATTCTTTAGGTGCTATTTGTAATAAAGTTTGTTCTGTCAACTCCATTCCTATTGGCTCACAAGGTATAATTTTCAAGTCCTCTGGATATCCTGCAAATCCTGCCAACATATTAAACACAGATTCTAACTCAATCTGTTTTGCATTAACATAAGTGTTCTTAAAAATCTCATATCCATCCCTCATTTCAGTTCTGCTACCCAACTTACCTGCTTCTGCAATACCAAAGATTGAAGGAGTAGTAATTTGATGACCGCTAAAGATATTAACTTGAATCAAGCTATCAACCCTACCAAAATCTTCTTTAGTTAAATCTGATTGTCCTAAATCATCTACAATAGGTTTTCTTGAAGCATCATTAACAAAAGCTAACATATACTTTATGCCATCTGCTCCTGTATATGTATTCTTAAATTTATTATGTACAACTCTTTGCTCTTCTGGAGATGGCTCTCCATTTGGTAATGTAATAAGTTTACTTGCAGAAAACCCTGTTTTTGCATTACCTAAAACGTGCTTACTAACCTCAATATCAGATTCTATGTAATTTAAAGCACCAAAGTATGCAGGTAACGAATAAGCACCTTGATTAGGTCTATATTCCTTTATATAGTATATCTGTTTGCCTGTTGGATTCTTTGGATTAAACGTAGGATAAACTTGATATTGTTCATTTCTATCTTTCCAATCCTCTTTATACCAATATTGAGTATTATCTTTATTTGTTCTAAATTTAGAATAGTCGCAATGCCATATCTCTGCAATTTTACCAACTCCCCAAATAACTTCTAAATAAGCACCTCCAAATAGTTCAATATCTAAAGATACTTTTCTGCTTAAATCATTTAAAGTTTCTGTTCTATTAATGTGTTGAATGAATTGCTCACTACCAGACCAACCATTTCCATTAATATAATGTACTTTACTTTTTACAATAGCATTATGTTTAGCTGATTTATTAAATAAATCAATCAGATAAATTGGATAATCATTCTTCTCGCCATACTGAATATATCCTTCGCCTTTCTTTTCTTTATATTCAGGCTGCTTAGCTTCTGCAAATTGTATTATTTGAAAACTCATTGTCTAATTTTATAAGTATCTGTCGTTTGATATGAAGTAAATATTGTTGATGCTTGATTTAACATCATTATTCCACTCTCTAACATATTTAATCCAGATGGATTGGTGTTTGATGAACTCGCTTGTTCATATATTTCATAAGTATATTGACCTATCAATGAAGTATCAAAATAAGTATTAGTAACTAAACTAAACTTATTATATCTTTCTTTAAATAGGCTAATATCTGAATTATTTAACAAGATAAATTTAACTTCTGTATTTGTA